CGGCGCGGCGCGCCCCCCGGGCGGCGGCCCGGCCGTCTCCGACCTGGAAGTGGACATGACCGAGCGTGATGGCCACCTCTGGCACATCCGTTACCCCTTCGCCGACGGCCCGCAGAAGGCCGCTGACGGCACCGAACTGGCAGGTCTGACCGTGGCCACCACCCGTCCCGAGACCCTGCTGGGCGACGTGGCCGTGGCCGTGCATCCCGATGACGAGCGCTACCGCCACCTGCACGGCAAGATGCTGACCCTGCCGCTCACCGGCCGTCAGATCCCCATCATTGCCGACACCTACGTCGACCCCGAGTTCGGCAGCGGCTGCGTGAAGATCACTGGCGCCCACGACTTCAACGACTACGAAGTGGCCATGCGCCACAACCTGCCGCTGATCGTCGTGCTCGACCTGCAGGCCAACATGGCGGGCGACACCGTGCCCGAGGCCTACCGGGGCCTGAACCGCTACGAAGCCCGCGATCGCATGGTCGCCGACCTGGACGCCGCCGGCCTGCTGGTGAACACCGTCAAGCACCGCAACATGGTGCCCGTCTGCGGCCGTTCCGGCGAAGTGGTCGAGCCCATGCTGACCGACCAGTGGTTCGTCGACCAGACCCGCGAGACGCAGCCCGACGGCCGCCCCGGTGGCATGGCCACCATCACCCGTCCGGCCCTGGAAGCCGTCACCTCCGGCCGCATCCGCTTCTTCCCCGAGCACTGGGCCTCCACCTACGACCACTGGCTCTCCAACATCCATGACTGGTGCATCTCGCGCCAGCTGTGGTGGGGACACCGGATTCCTGCCTGGTACAGCGAGGACGGACAGCTCTTCGTGGCCCGCAACGAAGAAGAGGCCCGCCAGAAGGCCGCCGCCGCCGGCTGCACCGGCCCGCTCACCCAGGACCCCGACGTGCTCGACACGTGGTTCTCGTCGGCCCTGGTGCCCTTCACCTCGCTGGGCTGGCCCAACGACGACGCCCAGACCCGCGCCGACCTGGCCCGCTACCTGCCGTCCGACGTTCTGGTCACCGGCAACGACATCATCTTCTTCTGGGTGGCCCGGATGGTGATGATGACCCAGTACTTCACCGGCAAGGTGCCCTTCAAGGACATCTACATCAACGCCATCGTGCGCGATTCCGAAGGCCAGAAGATGTCCAAGTCCAAGGGCAACACCCTGGACCCGCTCGACCTCATCGACGGCATCGGCCTGGATGCGCTGCTGGCCAAGTCCGTGCGCGGCCTCATGCGCGCCGACCACAAGGCCCGCATCGAGAAGTACGTCAAGAAGCACTTCCCCGACGGCATCCCCGCCTTCGGCACCGACGCGCTGCGCTTCACCTTCGCCTCGCTGGCCAACTTCTCGCGCACCCTCAACTTCGACATCAGCCGCTGCGAGGGCTACCGCAACTTCTGCAACAAGCTCTGGAACGCCACCCGCTTCGTACTGATGAACGTCGAAGGCCATGACAACGGCTTCGCCCGCCCCTGCCAGAAGGACTGCGGCCCCGGCCAGTTCATGGACTTCAGCCCGGTCGACCGCTGGATCGTTTCCGAACTGCAGCGCACCGAGGCCGAAGTGGCCAAGGCCCTGGCCGAATACCGCTTCGACCTGGCCGCCAACGCCATCTACGGCTTCGTCTGGAACAGCTACTGCGACTGGTACCTGGAACTGGCCAAGGTCGAGCTCAACCACGAGGACCCCGCCCAGCGCCGTGGCGCCCGCCACACCCCGCGGCGTGGCCAGGCTCCGATGCCGGCTAGACGGCACCATCACCGACCCTACCGAGGTGTGCAGCCGCTCCAGCGGCCTAGAGCTGCGAATCCCCCTAGTTGCCGATGAAGGCGTCTGGAAGGTCGGCCCATACATTGGCACCGGCAAGATCAACGTTTCAAACTTCGGTGACACTACCACCTACCTGGAGATCACCTGGCAAGGCAGCGGTGGCCCTATCGTCCTCCCCTCCGGCGCCACTCTAACCCTGCCCGCCACTTCCGAACGCCGACGCCTACTCCTCAACCCCACCGACTCCTGCGCCATCATCGACGATGCCGGCGGTGTTGACTACGCCCTATGGCGGCAAATCCCCTACCTTCCCGAAGGGGTGCCGGCAGGCGGCAGTCGCACATACCAGCTGCCTGCCGGCGCCACCGCCGCCTGGCACATTTCCACCCTCGACCCCTGGAGGTGACACATGATCGACTGGCCCGCCCACCGCAAACACCGTGAGCAGATCATTGCTGACACCGGCCAGTGGATAGGCCTGCTCGACGCTGACGGCAACCCCCTCATGGACCTGCCGCCCGTGGTATCCATGGTGGCGCCGGAGGCACGCAACGACCCAGGCTCCCTAGAACTCACAGTCCTGTGCCGCAGCAGCCGCGGCATCATCCACCCCGTCGTCACTGAGCTCATCGCCAAACAGCTCGGCGTGCTCAACCCCGAAGGCAAACTCGTCCCCGTCACCGACCAGACCCGCTTCGTGGCCATAGAACGCACAGGGGTGCCGCGCCGGGTGTACTGGGTGACCCACACCGTAGCAAGAGGTGACGCCGACGCCCCTGCCACCCTCACAATCCACGGTGTGGGGCTAACGAAGCTGTTGTCGAGGTTTCCCGCGATGTCTGCCCCGACCACGTGGCAGACATCGTTTAGGAGGTTTGAGCGCGACTGGGTGGGACCGGAAAACACCAAGGTCGCATTCTCGCGGCCCCGGGAGCTAGCGGGGATGAAAATGGTGACTGTTGCTGACGGCGCCACCCTCGATGGCCCCGCCGAGGCCACCATCCGACGGCTGATTGCCGAGTCGCTGGCGGCAGCGTTCCGGGTTGCTGGGATCACCAAGGATCTACCTATCCAAGTGGCGACCACCCCGACGGGACGCCCCTCCCCGCGTATCCTGCTGCGACCCACGGATGGGCCGCTGCTAGAAGAGATCGCCCAACCGGCTGCCGCGGCGGGCGTTATCATCACCGCCCGAATGTGGTGGCCAGGTGATCCGCCGGTCACCGGGCTGGTGTTGTCTTTGCCTACGGTCGTCGTGGCAGTTGAGCAGGCAAAGGAGGCACCATAATGAGGCCCACGCTTATTGCCGACGGTGGCGAGATGACCGTCGGCCGCCGTACTTCCACCTATGTGTATGGGGTTTTCCAAGTGGACATCCCCGAGGGCAGAGAACAAGCCCAACAAGACGATCGGCTGCAAGAAGGCTACATTTACCGCCCAGATCAGCGCCCCACGGGGCGGGTCGTGATTGGAGTTTGTCCGTGCGCGCCCCCGCCCGCCCCACACCCCCCCCCAACCCCATCTTGAGTCCATTGTCGACGCCGCCCAAAACCGGGTCGAAGGCGCCGTTTTCTTTGAGCGTGACATCACGGGGTGTGGTCTGGGCAAGTTCCGTCCAGGCGTCGACTTCACCACCGCCAGCCTCGTCGACGTGCTGATCTGGGGCAAAACCCTCGCCCTGCCGGTAACCGCTATAGACATGACAAGCGGCGACGCTGCCGCGGTGGGCTGGCGGGTGCACGTGGGCGGCCAAATGATCGCCGATGCTGATAGCCTCCGATCCCATAACGACGCCATCCTCGGCCAAATAGAACAGGAACGCCGACGCCGACTAGCTACAACCAAAACCGCCGAAACCGCGGCAACCACCGCCAACAGTGCCACCTCAGCGGCTGCCACTGCAAACACCAAAGCGACCTCAGCAGCTGCCGCCGCTGACGACGCCGACAAGAAAGCGAAGGAAGCCGATGCTGCCGCACGCATCGCTGACCAAAAAGCCAAAGAAGCCGACGCAGCGGCCCGTGCCGCCGATAGGAAAGCAATCGAAGCTTTGCAAACTACAGTGCAGGGCATGCCTCGCATCCTGCACATTGACACCGGCGGCGCCAACATCTTCACCGGCTCATCCGGCAGGATCAACAACGGCGAAGCATGGGGCACCCTCAAATGGTTCAGCGCCGGGCTGCAAGTTCGATCTGGTGCCAGATTCGAGGCCAAAGGCGACTGGACCGGTTCTATTCTCATGATTGCTGTTGCTACTCAGGGCGCCACAGATGTCTCCTGCGCCGATATCACTGCTGGTAACCGCTACCACGAGTCCGCCACTGGCGGAATCTTCCAAACCTATAAGTCCGCGACGGTTATCATCCTGCCCAGCACCTAACCACCGCCACTGCCTTTAGGAGACCCCACCATGCCCACCATCACCGGTGACCTGCGGCTAATAACTAACCAGCCAGCCGCTGTCACAGCTTTGCAAATCCACGCCCCCGAAGCCCGCACCAGCGCCGGTACGGTTATTCTCCCTGCTCCCGCTATCGTTCCCGTCACCCGCCGGCGCTATACACCCCCCCCCCCCCACGCTTGCGCCCCCCGTGTCGCTCACTTCTCGCGGTAAACCCCCCCGCCGATATCGAGCTTGGCGCTGCCGTGTGCATCCCTGATTACAGCGGCACTTTGGGCGAGCCCATTCACATCGCTATCCGTCTTGGTACCGCGACATTTGCCGAGGCGCTGGAAAACGGTCGTGACCTCACCCCAGACGAGCGCGACCGGGTTGTCGAGCTGTACCAGAAAATGATTACCGCCGGAGACGCCGCGAAAGCCGCCGTGGCAAAAGCCGAACAATCAGCCACCCAAGCAGCACAGTCAGCCGCGGCAGCCAAAGAATCCGCAGACCACGCCGCCAGTGGCGTGCCCCCCGCTACCGCCACGGTGCAAGGAAAAATCCAACTGGCAGGCGACCTCATCGGCACCGCCGATAGCCCACGCGTCGTCACTGCCGGCGTTAACGGGTACAGCGTAGCTCACCGCAGCCAGGGGTTCGTGAAAACCCAACCGGACGGAGTGCTGACCATAGCTGACGACACTATCCGCTATGATGCCGCTGCGGTGCATAAAGGATACGTGGATGCAAGAATCAGTCGGCATAGCCACACCACCGACCAGATCAAAGGCCTGGACACGGCACTAGCCGGCAAAGCGTCAGCATCACACACCCACCCCACCAGCCAAATCACCGGCCTGGACGATGCCCTGGCCAGCAAAGCGGCAACCAGCCACACGCACACACAGGCCGATATCACTGACTTGCCAGTGACCTCAGTAGACGCGGCTAAAAACACCCTAGTAGTGCGAGACTACAGCGGCAGGGTAAAGACTGGCGCACCCTACAGTGACGAGGATGCCGTGAACATGGAGACTTACCGGTACATGTTCGAAACCCAGCTCAGCCGCACTCTAATCAAGCAAGAGCTGTTCGACGGGAAAATTTCCGCCCGAAAAATCGGGAAAATCGTCATTCTCAATACCGCCATCCGCCCTGGCACCATAGGGAAACTCCCCTACCCTTTCTGGCCGGAAGATGCTGTACTCTTCCTCATTCCTGCAGCATCAAGTTCAGTCCAAACACTGGGCAGGTTCTTTATCAGCAAACAGGGGGACGCTAGCCTGAGCACATATAACGGTGCGACAGGCGATGTATTCCAAGGCACAGTCACATACCTGTCATCTAACTAAAAACATATAAATCCCGGTCCGGTCACCTACCGTACCGGGTTTCTTCATGGAAGGAGGAAACCATGGTTACTGTTACTGCTGCCCAGCTTGCCGCGATCATGGGCGGCGATATCGACTACAGCCAACACGTGGCGGCGGCAAACGAGGCCATGCAGCGCGCCCAGTGCACAACCGTGCTGCGCCAAGCGATGTTTTTGGCCCAGATCGGCCACGAGTCAGCCGGCCTGAAATATTTCCGGGAAATAGATCCCGGCTATTATTTGCGGGGTCGTTCTGATTTGGGGCATGGGCCGGGGGAGGGGGAGCAGTGGCGGGGGGGGGGGCGCCCGCAGCCCCCACGCGCGAACAAAAGTTGTGGCGCGTGGGGACAGTGTCACACCCAGGGGTTGGTAGAGGACCCGGAGGTGTTTGTGCGCCAGCCGGAGCTGGTGGCCACGCCCCGCTGGGGGTGGCTGTCCGCATCCTACTACTGGACAGTCGCCCGCCCCGACATCAACCAACTAGCCGACGCCGGCGACATTGTTGGTGTGACCCGCCGCATCAACGGCGGAACCAATGGCCTTGACGACCGTGAGCGCCGCTACCGGCTAGCCCTACGCATCCTCAGGAAGGAGACCCCTATGGCAAAGAAAATACTGCCGTATTCACGCGACCAAGTAACCCAAGACACCGGATATTTCTGCGGGCCGGCATCGTGTCAAACCGTGATCCGGGCGGCAACCGGCACACTCATCGACGAATCCGCGCTCGCTGTTGAACTGGGAACAACCAATGAGGGTACTAGCAGTATTGACCACATGCCCCCGGTGCTCAACCGGTACATCCCCGGTGCCATGTACAAGTATCGGGTGATGCCGAACGACCCGCCAACCCCAACCCAGGCCAAACAATTATGGGACGACATCGTGTCAAGCACCGATGCCGGCTACGGCGTTATCGCTAACATCGTCGCCCCGCCAGATAACTACCCGCGAGGGGTGAACGGGTCGATCTCCCCCGCATACTCCGGCGGCACCGTATTCCACTACATCGCCATCATGGGCACCGGGGAAGACGAGAACGGCGACCCCTGCGTGTGGGTTGCCGACTCCGGTTTCTGGCCATACGGCTACTGGCTTGGACTCGAACAGTTGGCAACGCTCATCCCGCCCAAGGGGTACGCCTACTCAACCGCCGCCCCACAACAGGAAGGAATTTTTATGGGACTCCCCCAAGACCGCCAAGAGGATCTGGCGCGCAAGATCGACGACATCCACACCATCCTCACCCGCCGCCTGCCCAGCCGCAGCGGCTACCGCACCACCGACGAGCCCATCGACAACCTAACCGGCTTCGTGCTCAATGCCGACGCCCGCCTGCACGAGCAAGCAGTACTGGAAACCGCCCAGGCCACCGGCCTCACCCCCGGTGACGTCCACCAACGCTTGGTGGCCGGCCAGTCGTTCGTCGAAATCCTAGAAGGAGAAAAGTAATGACCACTATCAACCCCACTCTTGATGCTGTTCAAACGGCGATCGCAACTATTATCGAGGCCCAGCCCTGGTATCGGCGATTCGCTAACACTGTTAACGCATCTCTCGGCGGCGTGGCCGGTGCCTTGGCAACCCTGGCCGCAGCCTACGCCGCTACCGGCCCCCCCCCCCCCCCCCCCCCCCCCCCCCCCGCCGCCCCCGCCCCGCCCGCCCCGCCGCTC